TGATATGAAAAAAGTATTTCCTGAAATGGGTGATGATTGGGGTATATATATTCCCGAAGTAAAATATTTAAGTCCTGAACCATTAGTTGACTATAAGAATTTGGCATTAACAGAATATCCAAATGTACACTTTGTAGGAGATGCTTTAAGTGCTCGTGGAATTACTGTTAGTGGAGCACAAGGAATTTATGTAGCTGAATATTTATTATCATAACATAAATTTTACTGGGCTATGGAAGACAATGAATTCCCTGACTTCATTGAGAATTGTTGATTTTATAAAATCGACAATATGTATAATAAAATACAACTTATATTATAATGGGAAACTTACGTAACATTATTCGTGAAATGGTAAATCAAGAGCTTGATGAATTAGCTCGTATTTCCACTAATATTAAAATTGGCAATCCTGAAAAATTTACAGCAGCACAAGAATTGTATGCTGGTACTTGGATTGGCGACATGCTTGATTTTGTAGAAGAAGCCGGAGAAATGGGTATTCCTCAACCTGACTTAGCTAGAAAATTAGGAAAATCTGGTCAACAAGCAATTAACCCTAAAGTTCGTGCTTTTTTAGAAGATGAAATTTTATCTAAAGGTGAACTTTCTGTAGCTAAAAAAGAAAAAGCTCCTTCTAGTGGTATTAAAGGCCGTCCAACTTCTGAAAAAACATTAATTGCTAAAGCAGTTAATCAAAAGTTAGAAGCGGACGCAGAATACCAGCCTTCAGAAGAAGAATTAGAAGCATTAGGACCTGAATTTATTGAAAAATTAAGAATGAGAGTTAAAGGTACTTTAAAGCGTGGTCGTCCACTTACTCCATCTAAAGCATCTGATGGAATGGTAGCTGCTATGAAAGATATTATGGCTACTGGAGACGAAAATGCTGATGGTATTGTTGATGATGAAGATTTAGAGGCAGAAGAAGATAAAATTATGGAATCTAATCAATTAACTGAATCATTTATTCGCATGCAGAAACTTGCAGGTGTTATTAAATAATAAATAATAAAATAATTTTTAGAAAGCTTGGTTTTACCAGGCTTTCTTTATATCTTTATATATAAAATTAAGTTATATGAATAATCAAATTAGATGTGTTAAATCACCTGACGGTACAATCCGTTACATTAAAGAAGGTAAACTTCATAATTCTGAAGGTCCTGCTGTAATTCATCCTGATGGTAAAGAGGAATACCACCTAAATGGTTTCCAATATACTAAAGATGAATATAAAAAATTAAAAAAAGAAGGTAATGGTTTACCGTGGTACAAAAGTGGTACTGCTAAAATGAGACATTAATATGAAGATAGGTTTTTGTGGTACAGTAAGTGTAGGAAAAACTACATTAGTAAATTCGTTAAAAGAATTACCAGAATTTCATAACTATAATTTTGCTACTGAACGTAGTAAATATTTACGTGATTTAGGAATTCCATTAAATACAGATAGTACATTAAAAGGTCAAACAATATTCTTAGCTGAACGTTGTTCTGAACTTATTCATCCTAATATTATTACTGATAGAACAGTTATAGATGTTATGGCTTTTACTATGTGTGCTGAATCTATTGATGTATATCATAAAGATGCATTTGAAGAATATGCTTCTAGATTTATTGAAGAATATGATTGGATATTTTATGTAACTCCTGCGGGTGTACCTATTGAAGATAATAAAGTACGTACTACTGATGTTGATTATAGAAATCAAATAGATGAAATGATTAGATATCTATGTTCTTCTAATCTAGATAAAATGCGGAATTTTGGAATTATTGCTGGCTCTAATGAGGAACGTTTAACTCAGATTAAATCCTATTTAAATTTGTAATATTTATAACAAAAACTGCAATGAAAAGGAAAGAACTCTACGAGTATATTCGTGAACAAATTATAAATGAATTAACCGTTACTCCTGTAACAACGGCAAATATTGGGGATGTAAAAAAGAAAATATCTGCATCTACAGGATTAACTGGTACTCAAAAAGCAGATCTTACTAAATCAGCTACCCCTGGATCTACCATAAATCTTCCTGAGTCTGATCTTGAAGAAATGGCTCGCACCCCTAAAAATCTCACATTAGGACCAAAATTTGAAACTGCTAAAAAATTATTTGATAAAGGCATCAAAGCACAAATTTTAGCTAAAGTAGAAGAAATGGGTGAAGAAGGAATTTCCCAATTAAATTTAGCTTTAGCTTTAGGTAAAAAATCTCAACCTGAAATTAATCCATACGTACGAGAACTTACCACTATTGGAGCATTAGCCACAGTAGCAGCAAAAGAAGAACCAAAAGCTGAACCTACAATAGAACCAGTAGCTATTGAAGAACCAGAAGTATCTAAAGTAGAAAAACCAGAATCTGAATTTTTCTCACTTGATGGTGATGAAGAAGTTGACTCAGACGAAGAAAGACCTACTGAAAAAGAAAAAGAAGAGGAACCAGCAGAACCATCTATTGCGGCAATTAAGAGTGCTGAAAAAGAATTAGGTTCCATTGATACAGAAAAAGTAGAAGCGGCCAATAAAGCTGCAGGTATTGTTAAAAATTTATCAGCTAAAATTGAAGGTATGAAAAAAGGACCTGAACGTGAAAAGAAGTTAGCTGCTTTAAAACAATATGTTAAAAATAATAGAAAAACTGTACTTAAAGGATTCAAAATTAGTGACCTTACTAATGGTCTTGTTTCATAATGGATTGGTCAAAAATAAAAAACAAAATATATTTTATTACCATCCTAGTTTTAGTGATAATTATATTATTGCAAAAATGTGGCGGTAGTGGTAAAAAGATTAAGACTGATACCATTAGAACAATTGATACTACGTATGTTAATATAGATAGAGAAATACCTACATATATCCCTAAATGGAGAACTCGTGTAGAACACGATACTATTTATGATGTAGATACAGCTTATGGCTTGGGTGTTGGTTTAAATGGACAGTTTAGACCAACTGTAAGTTTTAAATTTTATTGGAAAATAGATACTAAAAAATAATGTCGCAAGACCTAAAACAAATAATAAGAGAAGAATACATTAAGTGCGCTAAAGACCCAGCACACTTTATGAAAAAATACTGTTATATTCAACACCCTACTAGAGGTAGAATCATTTTCAATTTATACCCATTCCAGGGCAAAGTATTAACCTTATGGAGAGACAATCCATACTCAGTAGTTCTTAAATCTCGTCAGTTAGGTATTTCAACTTTAGCAGCGGGTTATTCTTTATGGTTAATGCTATTTCATAAAGATAAAAACGTACTTTGTATAGCAACTAAAGTAGATACTGCTAAAAACATGGTCACTAAGGTAAGATTTATGTATGATAATTTACCTTCATGGCTTAAAGGAGCAAAACCTTTAGAAGATAATAAATTATCGTTTAAATTACCTAATGGTTCTCAAATCAAAGCAGTCTCAGCAGCTGGTGACTCAGGTCGATCAGAAGCAGTATCATTATTAGTAATAGATGAGGCCGCATTTATTGAAAATATAGGTGAGATATGGGCTTCTGCTCAACAAACCTTAGCAACAGGTGGTGGTGCTATTGTATTATCAACTCCGTTTGGTACTGGTAACTGGTTCCATCAAACATGGGTACGAGCCGAAGCTCAAGAAAACGATTTTTTACCAATCAAATTACCTTGGCATGTTCACCCAGAACGAGACGAAGCTTGGAGAAAAAAACAAGACGAATTATTAGGTGATCCTAGATTAGCAGCCCAAGAATGCGATTGTGATTTCAGTACCTCAGGTGATGTGGTATTTTACCCTGAACATCTTGAATATATGACTACTACTCATGCCGCAGACCCTATGGAAAGACGTGGTGTTGATAAAAATTTGTGGATTTGGGAAGCTCCTGATTACTCAAGAAACTATATGGTAGTAGCAGACGTAGCTAGAGGTGATGGTAAAGACTTTTCTGCATTTCATGTATTTGACTTAGAAACTAATACTCAAGTAGCCGAATATAAAGGCCATATGCCTCCTAAAGAATTTGGATATTTTCTCACAGGTATAGCAACAGAATATAATGAAGCATTACTTGTAGTTGAAAATGCAAACATAGGATGGTCCGCTTTAGATGCTATTCAAGAAAGAGGATATAGAAATTTATATTATTCACCTAAGAGTGATAGTTCAATATCTGATTCGTACTTTAGCCAATATGAAGACCATTCAAAAATGACTCCTGGTTTTACTATGTCATTAAGAACTCGCCCTTTAGTAATTAACAAAGGACGTGAGTATATTGGTGATCATAGTGTTGTTATTCATTCAAAACGTTTACTTGAAGAAATGAAAGTATTTGTTTGGAAAAATGGCAGAGCAGAAGCTCAATCTGGATATAATGACGATTTAGTTATGTCTTTTGGTATAGCAATGTATTTAAGAGACACCGCATTAAAATATAAACAACAAGGATTAGAATTAACAAGAGCAACTTTAAATAACATATCAAGACCCGCTCAATATCAAGGTGCTTACTTTTCTTCAGGTAGAGATAATCCATATTCTATGCCTACTGATCAGGGTAGAGAAGATATTAGTTGGTTACTTAAATAAATAAACATGGCAGATACTAGTATTTTTCCTAGATTAAAAAGATTATTCTCTACAGATGTAATTATTCGTAATGAAGGAGGAAATCAATTAAAAGTAATGGATGTAGATTCTATCCAAAGAAGTGGTAGATATGAAACCAACTCTTTAGTTGATAGATATAGTCGAATTTATTCTCCAAATGCTACTTCACTCTATGGTCAACAATTAAATGTTAATTACCAATATTTAAGAGCTCAATTATATTCGGATTATGATGTAATGGATACCGATGCTATTATAGCATCCGCCTTAGATATTGTTGCTGACGAATGCACATTAAAAAACGAAATGGGAGAAGTTCTTCAAATTCGTAGTTCTGATGAAGACGTACAAAAAATTCTTTATAACTTATTTTATGACGTTTTAAACATAGAATTTAACTTATGGTCTTGGATTCGTCAAATGTGTAAATACGGTGATTTCTTTTTAAAACTAGAAATTGCTGAAAAATTTGGTGTATATAATGTCATTCCATATACTGCTTATCATATTGAACGTCAAGAAGGATTTGATGCTAAAAACCCAACAGCAATAAGATTTAGATTTAGTCCTGATGGATATGTAGGAGGAGGTTACGGTCAATTTGCTGTACCAACTCAATTCCCACCTGATTCAACAGGTATATATTTTGACAATTATGAAATGGCCCATTTTAGATTGTTGACAGATAATAACTATCTTCCTTATGGTCGTTCATACATTGAACCAGCTCGTAAATTATATAAACAGTACGCACTAATGGAAGATGCTATGTTGATCCATAGAATCTCTCGCGCCCCAGAAAAACGTATTTTCTATATTAATATTGGTGCTATTCCTCCTAATGAAGTAGAAAACTTCATGAAGAAGACTATTGCAACAATGAAAAAAACTCCATACATAGATGAAAGAACTGGTGAGTATAATTTAAAATTCAACATGCAAAACATGTTAGAAGATTTTTATATTCCTGTTCGAGGTAATGATAATGCTACTAAAATTGAAACTACTAAAGGATTAGAATATAATGGTATAGAAGACGTTAATTATTTAAGAGATAAATTATTTGCTGCTCTTAAAGTACCTAAAGCCTTTATGGGTTATGAAAAAGATTTAACAGGTAAAGCAACATTAGCAGCAGAAGATATTCGTTTTGCTCGTACAATTGATAGATTACAACGTATTGTTTTATCTGAACTTTATAAAATTGCTTTAGTACATTTATATGTTCAAGGATATAAAGGTGAAACATTAACTAATTTTGAAATTTCATTAACTACACCTTCGATTATCTACGATCAAGAACGTATAGCTTTAATGAAGGAAAAGGTAGAACTAGCTAAAAATATTATGGACGCTCAGTTACTCCCTACAGATTGGATTTACCATCATATATTCCACTTTAGTGAAGATCAATTTGATGAATACCGTGACTTGATTACTCAAGATGCTAAACGTAAGTTCCGCCTAGCTCAGATTACTGAGGAAGGAAATGACCCATTAGAAACAGGTAAATCATATGGTACACCACATGACTTAGCTACATTATATGGTAAAGGAAGAGTCGCAACAGACCCAGGTAATGTTCCTGATGGATACAATGAGTTCTCAGAATTAGGTCGTCCTAAAGAAAAAGTATCAACAATTAATACTCAACATAATGCTTTAGGCAAAGATAGATTAGGAAGAACAGCAATGAAAGTTGATGATCAACCTGATTATAATAGTAGAGCACTAAATGAGAATACATATCTTAAAAATAAACAATTTATTAATGAAATTGAAAAGAAGATAGTATTTGTTGCTGATAAAGCAAAAGAATCACTACTTGATGAAAATCAATTGCGAGATTAAAATATCCTTATATATTTATAACAAAAATATCACTTAGATGTTAATTAAACATTCGAAATTTAAGAATACTGGTATTCTTTTTGAACTTTTAGTTCGTCAAATCACAGCCGATACTTTATCAGGCAAAGAATCAAAAGCCACAGGTATTCTAAAAAATTACTTCAACAAAACTGAATTAGGACGTGAATATAAATTATATGATAGTTTATTAAAGCGTACTAATCTAACTGAAGGTAAAGCAGAAACAATCATTAACACTATTTTAGAAAGTTCTAAACAATTAAATCGTTCTGCACTTAAAAGACAAAAGTATAACTTAATCAATGAGATTAAAAAATACTATAATTTAGAAGAATTCTTCAAAACTAAACTTTCTAATTATAAAGCTCATGCTTCTATTTATACATTAATTGAAGCTTATTCTAGTGATAAAAAAACATCACATGAACAAATAATTGAAAATAAATTGTCTTTACTTGAACATTTAACTTCTTCAACAATTAAAAAAGAAGATAAAAAAGAAGAAGTATTTGAAGAACTTTCTAAACAAGATAAAGAAACTCGTATCTTAGCATATAAAATTCTATTAGAGAAATTCAACGAAAAATATTCTGACTTTAGTAATACTAAAAAGACTATTTTAAAAGAGTATATTAATATCGTTGATAACCCAGTAAAATTGAAAGAATTTTATAATACTAAAGTAAACGAGATTAAAACTAAATTATCTAAACTTAATAAGAAAACAAAAAATCAAGTCACTAAGATTAAAATTGATGAGACTTTAAATTTATTAATTGAATTAGATAAAAGTGCTAAGGTTAATAATGACCATGTTGTGAATTTATTACAATATTGTGACTTACTTGAAGAACTAGAATTAGCTAATGGCTGAAGAAATTAATAAAGACGATATTAAAGGGTTTAAATCTGAACCTACTGAGTTTGATCCTGAAAAAAGATCAATGTCATGGGATATTACTTATAAAGCTAATTATGCCTTGATTTATAGATTATTTAGGGATCTTCATAAAAATTTTAAAGATTTTACTGAAGAAGAAGAAGTAAAAAAAGATCCTAAATTCAAAGAAATAGAAACTGGACTAAACTACTTATGGAATCAGTTTATCAAACATTTACGCACTAATTACAGCAAACAATACAAACAACTCCAGGCTCTAAAAGAAGAAGAAGTTAAAGAACTTATTCGTAAAAAATTAAAAGAAATGAGTGCTACTGGAGCTGGAGCAGGAGCCGGACATTTTGAACCAGGTACTGGAGCTAATTATGCTACTCCATTTGCTTTTAATCCAAATAAGAAAGCTAAAGGTGCTAAAAATATTTATTACTACAAGTTAGGTTGGAAACCCGTACCAGCTGAAGAACTCCATAAACAATCAAAAGCAATTGATCATAAAGATTTATGGAAGAAAAAATTAACAGAAGAAGAAGAATCTACTACTTCATATGTAAATTCATTAAATCTACAAGATCCAGCTTTAAAGAAATTTGTATCAGATAGAATAACGGATTTTGATAAAATTGAAGACAAACTTAATCAATTGCTTCCATTATTAAAACAGGCTAAAACCGAAACCTTAGACCATTACAAAACATCACCGGATTTTGAAACAGTATATGGTACCGATTTTGCCAACGAATACTTAGATAAAATATTAATATTATTCCAAAATAAACCAGAATAAAATGACACTTCAGGAACACTATACTGCCATTAAAGAAGGCAAAGGCAATAAAGCTCAATTCTTAAAACAAGCTCGCCAATTATTTCCTCAATATTTTAACCAATATACTGATTTTGATACAGCAACTAATGTATTAAAATCTAAACAAATCATTAATGAAGCTGCCGGTGGTGTTGTTTCTAAAGGATTTGACATTTGGGATTGGAAAAACATTTTGACTGAAGAAGCAAAAGCAGAAGAGAAAAAAGTATCTAAAGAAGTTGAAGATGTTTATAAACATGCTTACGACAATAAGGATATGAAAAATGCTGACAATATTAACTTTAATGAAATTATGAAAGGTTTTTATTGTGAGTTAAGAGATGAAAAAAACAATGGTAAAACAGGTGATGAACTTAAAGATATCGTTGTTAAAAACTTAGCTAAAGATCCTTTATACTATACTAAAAATGGAGAGTTTGGAACTAAAGAAGTAGGGTACACTGATAACTCTCCAGGCTTGAGTAATCAAACTCAACCTAAAACTAAAGAAGCAACAGTATTAGGAGGACATGATAAAGTTAATTCTGAAAGTGAAATTGTTAAAAATAGTGCTATTGAATCTGGTAAGAAAAATGTTCAAGATTCTTTAGGTGAAAAAGAAGCTAAAACTGAAGATCCTTCTAAAGTGAAGGAAATGGAAGTAAAGCCTCAAAACTCTAAAGGTGTTAAGAAAATGCCTATGCCTGGTGCTGAAAAGAAGATTAAATTAGAGGAATCTATTGAAGAAGTAGCATATCAATTGCCGGCTGTAGGTGCAGGTGGAAAAGGTGATGGTGAAAGAAAAAAGCCTAAAGTATTATCTTTAAATAAAGCAGATATTGATAAAATCAATAATTACAAACCAGGCAGTATTAGACTCTTAACTAAAGATAAGAAAACGTCAATGTATGTTTCTGATTTATTTAAGACTGCTTTAGATCAAATGGAAAGAGGTCGCTCTTCTTACGAGAAAGAATCTAAAAAATCTGAACTTACTAAACTTATAGCGGACGTATTTCCTCCAATGGTTAGGGGTAAAATTAAAAAAGAACTTAACCCTAAACTTGACCCGGGCTTAAAAATGCATTATGTAGGTATTAACCTCCAGCCTAAAAAAGATGAAACTGGATATTGGATTATGTTAGTAGGAGATTTTGATCCTTTAGTAACTGAACAAAAACTTCGTTCTTTAATTCGTGATATTATTAAAGAAGAATTAGATAAATAATATGAAATCATTACTTGTAGAAACCAGACCATTTAGTGTATCACCAATGGCACTTACTGAAGGTAAGAGTATGAGTGGTAATCCATTAGTTGAAGGCATTTTAGCTACCTGTGAAGTTAAAAACGGTAACGGCAGATACTATGCTAAGGATTTATGGGAGCGTGAAATAGGCAAGTATATGAATTTAGTTAAAGAAAGAAGAGCATGCGGTGAATTAGACCACCCAGACTCTCAAGTAATTAACTTAAAAAATGTATCACATAACATTAATTCTATTTGGTGGGATGGTGATAACATTATGGGCAAAATAGAAATTTTACCTACTCCTTCAGGCAACATTTTAAAAGCATTAATTGGATCTAATATTAAAGTAGGTGTTTCATCTCGTGGTATGGGTTCATTAAAGCAAGTAGGTGAAGTATTAGAAGTACAAGATGACTTCGAGTTGCTCTGTTTTGACTTTGTTTCTACCCCATCTAACCCAGGATCATTCATGTACCCAGTAGGACAAATACATGAAGGATTATCATCTCCGATTAACCCATATTCTAAAGTTAATTCAATAGTAACTGAGATTCTTTGCGCAAACGGAACCTGTCCAATTTTTTAATCCAACGTATTCTTTCAAAATCTTTGGCATATTTATAATAAAATATAGATATGCCAAAACTTTGTCCTACTTGTAATAAAACTAAAGAATTAACTGATTATAATAAAAATAAAAATCGTAAGGATGGTTATCAACGTGAATGTAGAGATTGTAATCACAACCATCATAACAAACATTATCACACTAAAAAATCTCCTCGTTTAAAAGAAAATTTAAAAGAAGGATATAAAATATGTACTAGTTGTAAACAAGAATTGTTATTAACTGAATTCAAACCTGGAAAAGGACGTTTTAGAGTCGGGGCAAACTGTAAAACATGTTTTAATAAAAAATGGAATGAATATCAAAAAAGAACAGGACAAAATAGAAAACATAACAAATTAAAACGCCAAATAGATATACAATGGAAATTAAAAGCTAACCTTAGAGGTAGATATTTAGATGCACTTAAACGCCATACTTCAGGTGGTAAAGTAAATAAACGCCACTCAGCTATAGATTTATTAGGTTGTAATATAGAATTTTATAAACAATATTTAGAACAACAATTTAAACCAGATATGACTTGGGAAAATCATGGTATTCTGCAAAAACTTGCGGGTTTAATCACAGAAGAAGAATACAAAGCTAGATTATGGTATAAACAATATTCTGAAAATATATCTAAAGCCTTAGATGATTTAAAACAAACATTAAAGAATGAAGGCTATGATGTTAAATGAAGATAATAAATCTATTTTAGATCTAGTAAGTTATATAGATTCTAAAATTACAGCTCTTCGTAAAGACAATAAATTTTCCAAAAATACCATAGATAGTTTATCTAATTTATATAATTTAACTGTTGGAGAGTGGATGAGTAAAAATTATATATCTAATGTTGAACCTAGTTCTAAGGAAGAAGAAGAAATAGTAGATAAACTTTTAGAAATA